ATGATCTTGAGGTGCTCTTTATTACGAGCAACAGTGTCAGCCCAATCTTCAGCAGTCATGCCTTCTGGCTGTCCTGCGTTAATCAGGTTTACTGAGTCCATTGCGGCGCTGTAGTGCTTGGCAATTTGTTCTGCGGTGGGTTGTTCAATGATTTCAGACATTTCAGTTGCTCCAAGGTAAGGGTGTTGGGGAATCTTTTGGTGTTTCTAAGATAAACCTGCGGGCTAATGATGCTTTTAGGTGTGTCATTGGTGATTTGGCGTTTACCCAGTCAATAATTTGGTCTTTGGTCAAAGATTGATAAGGTGCAAAATCTGCGCCTTCTAGCTGGTCATCGGAAAACAAAATGGTATTTTCGTAAAGGGTGGCGCTACCATTTAACGTAGCGTAAAGAACGTAATCTACTTTGTAAACTACGTTAGCAACGCTACCTACTGTTTTTGTAAAAACATTTTTAATTTCCACAGAAAATTGCACCTGATCGTAGTTGTCAGGAAATTCAAGTATTGGGGTTTGTGATTCCATTTTATAACTCCTTAAGTGGCGGATGCTAATTTGCGAACAACAACAGCTACCCCATTTGCGGCGGTAGTGCTTGGCCCTCCATTAAGTTGGGCTTGATAGCCTGTTGATGTTGCACTAGCCGTAATGGACTGTACAGACCAAGACATAGAGCTACCAACGTGACTAGCAATAGGGCCAACCGTATAAGCCGCATCAGTTCCGGGAGAGTTCGTGGTTACGGTTCTAACTAAAAATGATACCGCTCCGTAGTACGGCGGGACACCAGCATCTAAAAGAATAGACACTAAATACGTTCCACCGCCTGTTAAAACGCCGTTTGGAATAATGGTCTGCATCGTGGTAGTCCACGAGGCAGTATATGTGTACGATGCTGAATAGAACTCAGCCTGAGCAAACACCGTGCCGTAAGTAATACCATTGTTGTTGATGTATTGCCTTGGAACGCCATCCCCATCAGACAGCACTATGTAGTTGTTTGCTGTGCGAATGTCTAGGCCACCTTGGTTGCCGTTGTAGCGACCGAGGATTGAGTTTTTAGAGCCTGTAGTAATTAGGTCGCCAGAGTTAGCGCCAATAGCCGTGTTGCCACTTCCAGTAGTGTTTGCTCTAAGCGCACTTTCACCAAAACCAGAATTATTTGAGGCAGTTGTATTTTCTCTAAGCGCAGAACCTCCAAAAGCACAGTTTGAACCCCCTGTTGTATTTGAATAAAGCGCAGATTCACCAAACGCTTTGCTGTAAAGTCCTGTTGTGTTTGAATAAAGTGCATTTGATCCAAAAGCATCTATAGCACCAGTTGTATTATTGTATGCGGCTTGGTATCCCACAGCAGTGTTGGAAGACCTTGTGGTGTTGGAGGAAAGTGTGTAGTTACCTAAAGCAACATTACCACCACCAGTTGTATTAGACTTTAATGCGCCCGGGCCAATTGCAGTGTTGTTGCCGCCAGTTGTGTTGTAAAACAAAGGTGCTTCAATAGCGCCAGCCCAATACCCACCGATTGCCGTGTTTCCACTACCAGTATTTCCTGCGCCGCCAAGAGCGGCTGAACCAACTGCGGTATTTGCATTGCCAGTGCTTACATAACGCCCCGCATATCCGCCAACAAATGTATTGTCAATTCCAGTAGTAACAGAAATACCTGCGTTCGTTCCTACAAATACGCTTGCGTATGTGTCATTGCTAGATTTGCTAAAACCAGCTTGTGCGCCTACAGCAACAAATCCTGTTAAAGCTGAGGTATACCCCGCTTGATAACCAATATAAACACCGTTTGTTCCAGTAGCGTTGGTGTAACCGGCTTGATAGCCTACAGCGGTGTTACCTGTTGCCGTGGTGTTGGAGACAAGTGCCTGTCTGCCTATTGCGGTATTTTGTGAGCCAGCTGTGTTGGCGTAAAGAGCATAAATACCAACGGCTGTCATATCAATGCCAGTGGTATTTGAATAGCCCGCCTGATAGCCTATCGCAGTGTTGTTTGAGGCTGTGGTGTTTGCGACAAGCGCAGAAGTTCCAATTGCCGTGTTGTATTGACCTGTGGTGTTAGCCTTGAGCGCTTGATAACCCATGACAACATGGTTGTCGCCAGTGGTGTTGAACTCCATTGCATCGTAACCAACAACAGTGTTTTGACTGCCAGTGGTGTTGCGGTACAACGTGTAACTACCAACTGCTACGTTAGACGCACCAGTAGAACCCGCAGTTCCATAGAAAGACTGAAAGCCAATTGCAATGTTGTGCGTACCGCCAGTGATGTTGTAGCCAGCCTGCGTTCCGATCATTACAGCATTAGTTGCGCCAGTTACGTTTGAGTATCCCGCCTGATAACCGAGGGCAGTGTTGTTAGATGCTGTGGTATTGGAGCGAAGTGCCCCATTACCAATACTGGTGTTGAATCCACCAGAAGTTATAGAAGCAAGTGTTTCCCGCCCGATTGCAATATTGTTTGAACCTGAAGAAGTGGCAGAGCCTATGTTTGGCCCTGATGCCGCACCAATGTAGGTGTTATCGCTTCCAGTAAGATTGCCGTAGCCTGCATAAGCGCCAAGAAACGTGTTAAGCGCACCTGTCGTATTAACAAACCCAGACTGAAGTCCTACAGAGGTATTGGTAGATGCTGTGGTGTTAGCGCCAAGTGCATCACGACCAATAGCCACGTTAGCCGTACCTGTAGTATTTGCATCCAAGGCGCTCTGTCCAATGGCTACATTGTCGTTGGCTGTCGTGTTTGCGCCCATTGCGCTGTCGCCAATCGCTACGTTGAAAGAGCCTGTTGTATTAGCCCCCATAGCATTTGCGCCAATACCAATATTGTTTGCGCCAGTTGTATTAACATCAAGCGACAAGTTACCAACCGCTACGTTTGCCCCGCCAGTCGTGTTAGCCGCCAAAGCACTAGCACCCACCGCAGTGTTGGTAGACACAGCACCTGCACCACGGCCAACAGTCAGACCGCTGATAGAGGCATCATTAGCCATCGTTACAGTAGTGCCGTTGAATGTAAAGTTGGCAGAATCTTGAAGCAAGCCAGCCGTACCTGCGTAAGTTACGCGACCAGAAGTCAGGCTGGAGAACGTAATGGAACCAGACGATGTGATGCCAGTCAAGCCAGTCAGAATGCCTGCATCGCTCAAGATGCCAACAGAGTTCTGAATCAGTTTGCCTGTGGTGAGGTCAAACCTTGCCAAAGCATTGTCAGTGGCAGAGGCTGGGCCAACCACATCACCAGAAGCGCCTGCGGTCGATGCCAGCAACGTCACAACACCAGAATTGTTTTCGTAATACAGCTTGCCGTCGGTGATGTTGATTGCCAACTCACCTTGCGCAAGGTTTGCCGCTAAAGGTACAGCCGCCGCTGTGGTGCTGAAATAAAGTTGAATTGGTGTAAATCCAGATTGAGCCATTTGAATGGTTCCTTATCGAGTGTAATAACTAATGTTGGGGCGGAAATAGATTGGGGACTTATCACGGTCCTCATCTTCAGCCGACAACGTGGCCTCTGCGGCGTCTTGTTTCAGCATGTTGATTCTTGCAGGGTCAATGCCGGGCAACAGCTTGGCCACCCTGTGTGACAACTGGGCCTGAATAGCAGGGACCCAACGGTCTGGGATAGCAATCTCGTTTGTGAGCTTGCCCACATCCTGCGGTTGCATCTCAATGATAAATTGGAACGTCTGAAACGCATTTTGCGGCACAGGCCACAAGTTGATAATAGGTGTTACCTGACGATCAAACCAGTACTGCAGAGCACGGTTGCTCATAAAGTCTTTGTTTGGCAGGCTGTAGTAGTCGTTGCGGTTCAAGCGCGCCATGGGCACGTCTTGTTGAACCGAGGCCAAAGAGATAGCGCGTACCTTAACAGCAACCGCCGAGGTGTTGCGCAAACGCCAAAAGATAGCCTGTGGAGACCCGTCAATCTGCGTGTACCCCCACGGGTTGGCGGCGCTGTTTGTCACCGTTGTGAGCGCAACCCAAGTAATGCCGTCGTAGCTGTATTCAACGTTCAGTGTCACGTTGCGTGTATCAGAATAGAAACCGGCGCTCAAAAAGCGTGTTGCGTTGTACGTGGCCGTTGCTGAACCACCCGCGGCAATCGTGTACTCTAGGTCAATGTTGTTTGTGTTGAACGCGCCGCCTGTGGTGTCTGACACGGTGCTTGGGCGTGTCATTAAACGGTAGTTGGCCTCGCGCACGTCCACGGTGCCACGCGGCATCTCGTACTGGCGCGTCTGGGCAGAACTGCCCATCACAATGTATTCCAACAACCACAGGTTAACGCCGCGGTTAGACAGGTTAATCAGAATGTACCAAAGCGCCTGACGGGCACGGTTGATGTACTCTGGCGTCAACTCCTCGGCCAGCTTGCCCGCCTCGCTGTACGCGAACGAGATCAACTGGTCGACCGTGATAACGGTCTGCGCAGTTGTGTTCGAGGTGTTGTCGTAGTTACTTGCCATTATTTTTTCTTAATGCGCTCTGGAAGTTTCTTCTGAGCGGGGCCTGCTTTCACAAACTCTTTACCCACAGACTGCTTGATGCCTACCTTTTTGGCAAACTCAGGGGAGTGAGCCACCCCCTGCATCAAGCGTTCCTGTGACTTAGACTTGATGGGCATTTAGCACGCGCCACCCATGTTGTACTTCTCAACAGTCTTCTTTGGGCTTTTTGCATTAGGTTGTTTGTCAATGCTCTTAACACCGGTCAAACCGCCGGCCTTGTACGTACGCACAGTGCCCTTCATCTTGGCGCGACCGCCCTTTTTGAGCTTGGACAAATCTGTCTTTTCGCCGGGGTGCTCTTGCTTGTCGTGCATTGCAATCGCTTTTTTAACAACCTTCTTGTCTTGCTCCATGTCAGACTCGTAGTCTTTTTTAGAGTGGTCGATGCGGGGTTTGTAGTTAGCGGCCATGTTATTTCCTTTTTGTTTTAGCAGAGTCTTTGAACGCCTGCGCTGTTGGTGCACCCTTGGTGCCGGGTTTTCTCATTGTTTCAACAGGAAGCCCTTGGGCTTTTTGCTTTTTGATACGTTCCTGTTTTGCGTGAATGTTTGCGTATAGTCCGGGTTTCATTAGCAATTCCAACTCTTCAAAGAGGCTTTAGCGCGTTCTGCAGGTCCTTTAGACTTGGCCACAACGCCTTCCATCCTTGCACAAAAACTTGCTTTACGGCCCGCGTCTGCCTTGGTCTTGGGGTTTGGCGCGGGGGGCTTCAAGTTTGAATTATTCTTGGCGTTGTACTCGGCACGGCCTTTAGCCGTCATGCCCGCACCCTTGTCGGTGGGGTTGTACGTTTTGTCTTTTCCCGTGGTTTTACGGGGAATAGGTTTGTCGTGTGCTCGTGCCATGTTGTTACGCTCCTATAGATAATTACCCATAAAAACAAACACCTTCGCCCTATGACAAGAACACAGCGCGTTCGTCAATTCTGCGCTTTTGCAGGCCCTTGAGAACTTTACCCCCGGCCATGCAATATTTCAAAAGCTCTTCCGCCGCGCCCTCCATGTCGCCACGAAGCACCTTTTGACGCAGGGTTGACCTCTGGAGCGTCCCTAGACCCACGTTAAAGGCAAATGATACCAGCGCGTCAAACTGTCCTTGAGTAAGAGGCACAGGACAATAAGTAGCCACGCCTTTCTCAAACCGAGCAAGGTCTGCCCTAAGTATTGCATCGACTTCCTCCATTGAATGCTTACGCATAGCCTCTGGCGGGGGCACAAAGGCGTCCCGCTGGTCTATCTTGAGCTTGCCCTGCTCTGGGAACATAACGTGTCCAACTCCCACAGTCCAGAGCTTGGCTGGGCATTTGTAGGGATTCTGCCTCACGCCCTCGTGATGACGAATCATGTGCAGGCACTTGGCTGATATTTTCATTTACCAAAAGCCCGGCCGCCAAAGTGGAAAGCAATGATCGAGGCAAACAGTGCTTGTGTCTCAGGGTCCCACAGCATCTCGGCCAACTCTGTGAACGGCACGCCACGGCTCCAACCATAGGCAAACAGGCCAACGTCAACAAACACCAGCAAGAAGAAAAAGCCGTATGTGATAACGGGACGAACAGAAGCGCGAAGGTTCTTCATCCATGTGGATGTGCCCTCGTTCAAGGCAGTATCGTGTGCGTAGATGGCCTGCATTTCAGCCTGTTGAGCGCCGATCAGAACCTGCTTGGTGTTAGCCGCGCTCTCTGTTTCAAGCTGTTCTGACTTGATGTGCTCAATACGCTCTTGCGCCTCAAAGCCCGCTTTACGCAGTTCCAACTCACGCTGTATCTGCATCTGGGCAAGGTTCAACTCGTGCTTTTTATCCGCACGGTCTTGAAAGAAGTCAAGAATTTTGGGCAAGCCGCCCATCAAGAACGAGATAAGGGTTGAGAGTAGTGTCAGCATTTATAGTCCAATCATTCCAAGAAGTTTATCTACGATTTTGCCCGCAAGCTCGTCAGGCAGATACTGGAGCAGGCCAAGCACCCACCAAGCAATACACAGCCTGACAAAGACTTTGAGGAAGAGGTCAAACTGTTTTTGGTACTCATTCACCGACCACACCTTGTATTGGCACAGAACTCAGCAACCTCGTTAATACCCCAACCAATTGCGCCGACGAGCATCACGAGCACAACAATCGCAACTGCCCACTCCATCTGCTCTTGCTCGGCTTCCTTGCGCTTCTTCTCTTCCGCCTTTAACTCAGCCATTGCTTTGGCGTCATCTCGATCCATTTCAGCTTGCCGTGCCTTGGTCGCATTCCACACGTCTATTCGGCCAGCCTGCATGAACAGCATCTTTAGCTGTTCCTCAAACCGCTTGGCCTCATCCAAGG